GAGTCTAGGTTAAGAAACCTTGGCAAAGCTAGCTCATCTACAACTCGTGATGTTGATCGACTTGATAAAGCTGTAAAAAGAGCTGGTGATAGAACTGACCTTCTGAGGAAGCGTATAGATAAGAATACGAGCTCCATGCATAAGTTCAAAATGGTGCTTAGGAGCGTTACATCAGCTATCGGATTAATGGTTAAGACATTAGCCAAGTTTTCTTTTATTGCGTTAGCTGGTCAGGTCGCTTTATTTACGGTAGGTCTTTTGGGTGTCAAAGCTGCTTTGATAACTGGTAGGTTTGCAGTTAAAGCGTATGAGGCTACTTTGCGTGGTTTGTCTGTGGCTGCTTCTTCAGTTGCAGTTTCTCTTGCTATAGCGGCATCAGCTATGCGTGAGTTTCAGTCTGTTCAGTTAGCACCTAACATGGGTGGGTTTGGACCCGGAACTGGTGGAAGGCCAAGTGGCGTTGTTAGGGCTACTAGAATGACTCGTGCTTTTATGGGCTCTCAAACAAGTGGTTTAATGGGTTCAGAAGCATCAAGTGGGACTTTAGCTGCTTTGTCTAAAGTTAAGGGTGTTGGTGCTGGAAATGTAAACGTGTTGGCACGCCAGTTGTTTAACTTATCCGGTGGCGATGGTAAAGCAGTTCAAGCTTTGGCAGGTGCATTAGGAGGCGGTGATTTGGCAAAGGCTAAAGCAGCTATATCAGGTGCATCTGGGTTTAGAAAAGGATCTTTAGATAATGTTACAAGCATGTCTGGTTTGATGGGAGCTATTGGTAGCGGAGGAGTTGTTGCCGAAAATTTTAAAGGGCTTGGTGCTGCAATGGCCGACACCTTCATTGGGAGGATGAAAACACAGTTTGGTTCTCTGGTTCAAATATTTGCTGACTTAGGTGATGTTTTCTTAGGTCCAGCACAAAATACAATGGTAAACATAGCTAGGATTATTAGGGAAGACCTGATGAGTATGTCAGGTTCACTAAATTCTTTTGGACTTAACTCGTTTTTACCCACGCTTGAAACAACGGTTGATAAGGTTAGCAAATTTATTAGAGATATTGTTATTAAAGATATGTCTCGGATTAGTGAGATTGGTGAGAACTTTGTTAACTTCTTTAAGGCTATAGGTAGTTTCTTTTCTCGCTTGGGTGGCTTTTTCAGGAGTTATGAGCCTGCTGCGAATGTGCTTTTGGATATGTTTAGGGCGATGTCTAATACTGGTGGGGGTCGTAAACTTTTTAGAAACTTCAGTGATTTGATTCTTGAGAATGCTGATGCTTTTAAAGAGTTTGGTTCTTCTATTGGTAGAGTTTTTGGCGCTTTGTTTGATTTGCTCAAGGGTGGTCAGGAAGGAATGTTTGGCAACCTTGAACGATTAACTAAGGGTTTTGATGTTGCTGCGAAGAAACTTATACCTGCGTTTGGTAAGATTCTTAATGCGCTTACTCCTATTTTAGATAAGATTCCTCAAGCTATTGAGGGTATAGCTGCTGCTTTGAATATGGTGGCGCCTGTTCTTGCTACTCTTGCTGAAGTTGTTGGTCTTTTGTTTGGCGCTCTTGGTGCTTTTTCTCCTGCTATGACGGGTATGGCTTTGTTGGGTGGTGGTGCACTGTTTGCAGGTAGTGGTGCTAGAGGCCGTCGTACTGGGCTTAAAAGAAATATTAGAAACGCAAGGGACGGTAAAAGTGCACTCTTTTCTAGTGCAGGTGCTCGTGCGGGACGCCTTGATCCTATGGACCCACAGGCGTTATCTAATGCTGGCATGTATCAACTGGCTGATGGACGAATTATTAATCAAAGTAGATTTGCTGGAATGGGCTCAAGCTTTGGACTTGGCGTAGCAAACTTTGTTGACTCTAGTTTATCTCCTTTAAATGCTGATCCTAATCATCCTGACATAAATATGCGTCCAAGCACTTTGGGTAGTAGGCTACGTCAGAGATTCCAGACTAGCCGAGCAAATTTATTTAGAAATGAACGAGCAGGCGGCTTTGGCCCTAAAGGTTTAATACACCAAGATGGTTTCCGTCTCAGGCAGCACGGTTCCGGTACTCCTATAAAAGCTGGCTACTTTAACAAAGATAGTAAACGTATGGCTGGCGTTAGAGGCATGGGTGTCGGTAACAGGATGATGATGGGCGTTGGTGGCGCCATGCAAGCATATGGCGGTATTCAATCCATGGGTTCCGAAGGAATGGGCGTCATGAACACTTTGAGTACTGGTATGGGTGGTGCTATGGCTGGTTTTGCTGTAGCTGGTCCTGTAGGTGCAGCAGTTGGGGCGATTGGTTCTATAGCTGTTGGTGCGTTTATGTCGATACGTCGTAGTAAGCGTTTGAAAAAAGCTGCTGAAAAAGAGTATCAAAACTTTATTGGTGATGTTACTGGCAGTATTGTTGGTGATATGGGCGGTAAATCTGGTGTAGATGCTATGCGCCGACGTAGTGAGCTTCTTAAGGCTGCTATTGAGTCTGGTGATGGCGATACTCAGGCTATGGAAGATTTTTTGAGGAATGAGGGTATTGACCCTACTAAAGTGCATCGTGATGACATGCTTGATAAGCTTATTGCGGGCGATGCTTTAGGTGAGGTGGATAAGCTCATAGCGCAATCTGACAGACTTTTTAAAAGTCAAGTTCAATCAGTTGCTGATATTACTGGTATGGCTGTTGATAAGGTTGAGGAGCTAGCTGATGCGATTGGTGTTGATTTCTTTAATTCTGTGAATAGAGTTTTAACTTCGGTAATGATGATCGCTACCATGAACCCCATTAATATGACTGACTTCCATGAAGTTGATTTTACTGGTAGTGCCGCTGATAAGCTAAGTAGAGCTGAAACTATCATTGGTCATAAGCAAGCAGTAGCTGGTGGTGGCGGAGAAGACTCTCTTCGTGCCTTGATAAACGCCCAAGCTCAAAATGAAATGATGGCAGGGGCTTCTCCACTTGCGGCTACCGTAATAGCCATTGAAGGCCTAATGCGTGAAGCGAATACAACAGGGTTTGGCAGTGCAACGGCGGCTACAAAAGATTCACTTAATTTTGCTCTTGATAACTATATAAACACTATTGCTGACGAATACAATGTTGACCCCGAGTTGCTTACACACATGTTCCATGGAGGAGCAAGAGGCGGAGCTGCTGCACAGACGCTAGGGTTAACCGAGGGTTACATGGGGATGGGTGGTAAAGCAATTGAAGACTTTATGCTAAATGAAGGTACTAAACGAATGGCACTTGACGCCACGTCTGGTATGACTACTAGAAAACGGTATGATACTTTAGTTGGTATGGATGCATTTAGTGCGTTTGATAGGCAAGCACAAATGGACTTTGTTAAGTCAACAGGATATTATAGTGATGCAGAGTTTGCCCGCATGATGCAAGCTGATGTTACCGGAGGCGGAATAAGCGGAATGTTCGAGACAGTACTGAACTCTGATAAAAACTACTCTGAGCAACTATTTCAAGTACTTCCTGATGCTCTTAAAGATGAAGAACAATTATTGCGAGAGATTAATGCTAACTTAAAAGACAACTTAGAAGCTACAAGAACAATTCATCTTGATATTACTGGTGGGACTGCTGAAAATGGTGTGGTTGAAGAAGGGGAGTCAACTAGCATCATAATGGCAGTAAGTCATGAATAGACGTAAGTTATAATATTTTATACAATAAGTTAGGAGGACAAAATGTCGGCAACAACGAAATTTTCGAGGCAAACTATAGATGGGACGTTAATTCCATCAAATGCAATAAGCACGTCTTCTGCGCCTTTGCCTGCTGTTTTAGATCCTGTTAATTTTTCAGGTCTTAATCCTGATAACGATAACTTACCTTATAAGTTGACTTTTCCTTTTGGTCCTATAAACTTAAAGTATGATCAGTTTGCGCCTCAAATAGTTGAAATAGCTCGACCACAACGCAAACCTCTTTTATTCAAAGAGAATGCAAAGCTTAGAACGCTTAGTTTTAACGCTATACTTGCTGATAAAAACACTGGTGGTATGGCAACTCTTGAAAATGAAAAGCGTTACATGGACATTCTAAAGTACATTTCTGAAAATGCTTTGCCTTGCAGATTTTCATATGGGACTTATTCTTTAGATTTTTTTGTTGTAATAACTCAGCTTAACTTCACTGAGTCGTATCGTAATGAATCTGGTGTACCAACTAGATACTCTGTTACTTTGCAGCTTACTGAGCATCCTATGGATGTACAGGATCTGACAGAGTTGCAGGCGGTTGCAGTGGAGCCTGAGACGTTTACTAATATTCCTCCTGTGCCTGCTACTCCGCCTGAACCGGACCCTCCACCCGATGAGTTGCAGTTTGGAGCGGATACATACTACACTGGGGAATTGGGCATATTCGAGTATCAACAAGCTGCGAACTGGATTGTTGCCATGACAGGTTAAAGGTAGGTTGGTATGCCAGACTATGTAGGTAAGTTAAAAATAGGTGAACTTGGTAGAAGACAAGTTGAAATACAAAACTCAATCACTTCTCTTTCTGTAGATTTATCTGCAGGTGCTATTAGCGAGCTTAATTTTAAGGTCCATGATCCTAGCTTTAAAATGCATCATCTTAACTATTTTATGATTGGTAGAACAGTTGAGTGGGATGACATGGTGTGGGAAATAGCTGCGGTCAGTATAGAGCATCAGAGTAGAGATTCTGTTCAGGTTACTGCGAGGACTAAGGCTATGCAAAGAATGCGTAGAGACAGGGGTAACATTAATTTGGGGTATATTTCTCCTTCTGACGTAGCTGAGATAATGGCGTCTAGGTTTGATTTAAAAATTTTTAAAGAGGAGGCACCTGTTGATGGTGTTATTACTCGTAATGAAAAAGATGACGAGGTTGAGAGCAGCTATGATTTAATGGTTCGTTTGGCTAGGGATTTGAAGTGGCGGTTTTTTGAGTGTAGAGGCGTTCTTTATTTTGCTTCAGAAAAGTATTTGATCGAGAATCAACCTAACTTTGGTATTTCAATTCCATCCGGAAAAACTGACTCGTTTTATGCTAATAGAGTGAATCTTAGGAGAAGTGCTGATAGTAAGAAGTCAGGTGCTACTTTTACAACTAACCTTATTAAGAATGAGTCGAGTGTCACAATTGTTCCGGGTATGAGCGTAAGGTTTTATGATGGTAGGGAAGACATTGTAGATTTAATGTTTTTGCTGAAAGATGAATCTTCAGGTTTATATGATTCTGCAGTTCCACAGTCAGCTAGAGACTTTTTTAATCTTTACGATAGAAAGTTTTTTGTAGATAAAGTTTCGTATGATGCTACTGGCTCAGGCACGGTTGCAGTGTCTGGTAGGACCCCTGAAGATAGCCCTGATATTGCTTGCTCCTTACAGGTATTTCAGCTTGGAGATGAAGGCGACTGTGTTAAGAGGATACAGCAGGCAGTTTCTTCTGGCTACACTTACCAAGTTACCGAAAAAGTGGCTAAAGGAGTTGTTATAGGGAATCAAAGAGTGGAACTTACAGGAGGAAGTTCAGGCCCGTTTCTTCCTGATGTAGAGGTTATTTACCATACCGAGTCTAGAAATGTTAATTTACAAGTTACAGGTGTTTTTGATAAGCGCACTGAGGAAGCGGTTAAAGTATTTCAAGAAACACAAGGTCTTCCAGTTACAGGCATTGTGGATTTATTTACATGGGAAAAGATAGAGTCGCTATGACAATACGATCAGGTTATAATTCAAATAGTAACTCGAGCTTGCATATAAGCGGATTTTATCGTGGTATTGTTAAGTCTGTCGGCTCTGGAGTGGTTTCTTTAGTGATTCCTAACTTGAGTGGACCTACGACTGTGTATGAGAATATTAAGTATGTTGGGTTTCTTCCTTCGGTTGATGACTATGTTTGGGTTAGTTTTATTGAGGGCAAAGCTAAAAATCCTTTGGCTTTTAGTTTGGATACTGTTTCTTCCGGTGATATTACTGCTGTTACAGCGGGTACTGCGTTGAGTGGTGGGGGTTCTTCAGGCGATGTGACGTTGAACTTTGCGCCTTCAGAGTTGTCTTCGGTCACGGTAGCTGCAGATGATAAAGTGGTTATAGCGGATACGAGCGATAGCGATAATCCTAAGCATGTTACTGCTCAGTCTATTGCTAACCTTGCACCACAGGGTGACGTTACAAGTGTTACTGCTGGCACCAACCTAAACGGTGGTGGATCATCAGGTGACGTTACGCTTAACTTAGATAATGATATTTCAATTGCTACTGCTACATTCAGTTCTGGTAGCCCTCTTGTATTCGAAGGGGCTACTGCGGACGCTCACGAAACCACGTTTGCAATTACCGATCCTACTGCTGATAGAACAATTACCTTCAAAGATGGGACAGGAACGGTTGCGTTTACGTCTGACATCACGACAACAAGCCCCGCTGGTTCAGATCATGATGTGCAATTTAACAACAGCGGTTCCTTTGGTGCTGACTCAAACTTTACTTATGACGGTAGCGCCGCAACGTTGAAAGCTACTTTGACTGTAGGAATTAACAACACAGGACACGATGTTATTTTCTATGGTGCTACAGATGGCGATAAATGGAAATGGGATGAGTCGTCCGATTCCATGCTTGTCGAAGGTCACTCCTTTTTAGAGCAGAAAGTTCAGACAGGGCAAACATCATTTACGCAAGAGCCTTGGTCTGATTCAACTATTGCGTTAGGCGATTTTGGTGGTATAGGTACTCAAGGTGGGTATAGAACTTCTTTGTCTTGGAACTGGGAACGTGGAACTGACAGTGCTTTTCATCATTTGGATGTCAATAGTTACCCTCAAGCAGGCTCAATTGAGATAGGGAATGACGGTATTTTATTTGAGTACGATGATGATTACGAAACAACCCATACAACACACCCTGCAATTAGGGCGAGGATAACTAGTGCTGGTTTAATACTTGGTAGCGGAACGACAGGTCCGATACTTTCAGAGGGTTCGGCTAATACGTTAAGAATAGAATCTGGTGATGGTTACATAGATATTGGCGCTATGAATGCTAGTGGTAATCACATGTATGCTTCAGCGTCTACTCTATTCTTGGGGGTAAGTGGTAACGCTGAGGTTCGTCTTACTTCAAGTGAATTTTCTCCATCCTCTGATGAAGGGACTAATCTTGGAAGTCAGTCTTACACTTGGAATAAATTCTGGTTAGGTCAAGCATCAACATTCTCATCAGGCGGTTACTACACGTTGCGTTCTAGGGACTCTGACCGTCAGGTTATGGAATTGGTTTCAAGTGAGCGTTATAAAAAAGATATAGAGGATTTGCCTTTATCAGAAGCGTATCAAGTGCTTGATGCTCGTGTTATTAAGTATCGAGGTGTAGATGATGATGAGACTGTTCCTTTAGAGGTTGGGTTATCTGCTGAAAGTTTGCATGAGGCTGGCTATGAATACGCTGTAAGGTATGACGAAGGGCATTGGGGCGAAACACCAAGGTCAGTTTATTACGAATACTTAACTGCACCATTAATCGCAATTATTAAAGACTTAAAAGCACGCATTGAAGTATTAGAAGGATAAAAGTAGGTTTTTAACCAAACTACTGATATATTAAAAGCATGAATTTACCTACTAAATTAATAGCATCCATAATTTTACTTTTTATAATATCAAGCTGTGCTGATGATGAACCTAGCCTTGTAGCTTCTCACGGTGTTCCTACCACTTCAGAGGTGGTTGTTGAAGAAGTTATTGAAGAACCAACGCCTGCGCCTACCCCTACTCCTATAGAGGAAACAAGGATATTCGAAACTACAAGCTATGCTTTGTACATATTTCCTGAAGTAGATTGGCTTGCAGTAGAGAAAGAAATAATGCAGTTAGATTATTTCTGGATGGAAAATAGCCCTAGAGTTAAACTCTTGCAACAATACATTGGCGTAACCCCTGATGGAGTTTATGGCTTAGGCACTTGGGGAGCGCATAGAACCCACGCCGTAGACTTAGACTTGATTAATTTGAGCTACCCTACTCCTCCAAGTAGTAGTATTATTAAAGATGGTTGGGAGTGTCCTGAGTGGATGGATGTTGCACGAAGCGCTGGATGGCCTGAAGATCAATTGCGTAAGCTATCATATGTCATCTATAGAGAGTCAAGATGTGATCCTAACGCTTTCAATGGGGCTGACCCTATAGGTGGCTCTTTGGGGTTGATTCAGATAAACCGATACTGGTGTACTTCAAACGTTTACTGGCCTGATGGATATCTGCAGGTTAGAGACAGTGGTGTTACTACTTGCGATGATTTATACGATCCTTATGTAAATTTGAGATCAGGTTACCATATATGGGTCACTGAAGGGGGCTGGAGCCCTTGGGGACTATAATATAATAAAGAATTAACTTGAGAGGACTTTTGCATTATGAGATATTTTTATAAAGTTTCTTTAGACCGAATTATTGATGGGGATACAGTTGATGTTGTAATCGATTTAGGTTTTGATGTTTTGCATAAAGCACGCATCCGTCTGTATGGTGTGAATACTCCAGAAACACGAACTAAAGATTTAGAAGAAAAGGCTTTAGGTTTTAAGGCTAAAGGTTTTGTTCAAAATTGGTTGAGCAAGAGCGATCATTTTTATATTCAGACATTTAAAGATGCTGGAGGCAAATACGGAAGAATCTTAGGTAAGATTTACTTAGATGAAGAGAGAAGTAAATGCCTCAATGATGACATCATTACATCTGGAAATGGTGTCGAATACTTCGGTGGCAAAAGATAGGCTTGACAAGGCAACTTTATAATTATAGGATAAAGTCATGGCAAATGAAAAAACTGTATCCGAAGCTGTTAGCAATTTAATGCAAGATGATGGAATGGACTCGTTACACCGAGTCCTTTCTTTGGTTATCGCCAGAGATGGTGTATTTAGGTCAGAAGAGAAATGGCTTCACGACCTAGTAGACAGTCTAGTCAGAGATGGCTACTTAAATAGAGATGGTGCTACTATTAGTCTTGGAGTGAACATAGAAAGTTTACTATTGCATTTATCTGGCACTAGTGAAAAGTTTTTGACTGTTCTTAAAGATTATCGAATTTTTGTTCGTTCTAAAGCTGAAGAGTTTAATGTCATTGACACTGACGTTTTTCAAAATATTGATCAGATGCATACTACAGATGAGAAGATATCGTATTTAACTAGTTTGCTAGCAGAATCAACAGCTAAGTTAAGCGTAGCTTTGGATCGTGCACAATCGCTTGAAGCGAAAATTAATGAAATGGATCTATCCCTGTCTGTACTAGAAAGTATGAGCACAGATGAGAATTTTGACAGCTAACACTAGAGTTTTACTAGCGGTTTTAGAGAATCCAGATATGACACAAAAAGAAATTGCAGAACTAATTGGAATGCGATATCAACATGTTTGGAGGGCACTAGACCGTTTAGTTAAAGAAGGAATACTTCGCAAAGAAAGACATAGAAGAAGAACCTTCTTTTACCCTGATGAAGGTTTGTATAAAATAGATGACATCAAACGATTACAATCTTGTATATTTACAGAAAGTGTGGTACATTAACAATATGGCTAAAATCTTATACTTCGATATAGAAACAGCACCTAACCTAAGTTACGTTTGGGGGCACTACGAACAAAATGTTATTGATCATGAAAGACAGTGGTACATTTTATGTTTTGGTTATCGATGGGAGCATCAGAAGAAAACAAGCGTATGCTCCTTGATAGACTATAAAGATGCTTATGCAAAAGATCCTGAGAATGACTACCACGTTGTAAAAAAGCTTTGGGATTTAATAAGTGAAGCTGACATTGTTATAGCACATAATGGTGACAGGTTTGATATGAGAAAAGCAAACGCACGTTTTATAGCGCATGGTCTTGGACCAGCTTCACCAGTTAAATCTGTTGATACTTTAAAGGTAGCTCGTAGGTACTTTATGTTTAACAGTAATAAGTTAAACGAGCTAGGCACTTATCTTGGTGTTGGGCAAAAAGAGTCTACAGGCGGTTTTGAAACTTGGGCTGGTTGTATGCGTGGGGACATTAAGGCATGGAAGACAATGATAAAGTATGCAAAGCAAGATGTTGTTTTGTTAAGAGATGTTTATTTACAGTTAAGGCCTTGGATGACGAATCACCCAAATCTAAATGTTTATGATGCTGTCTCCGATCATTCATGTCCAACTTGTGGATCTATCAATCTTCAAAGAAGAGGGTATAAATACACTAAGGTTGCGTCTTATCAGCAATGGCAATGTAATGATTGTAGATCTTGGAGTAGAAGCCGTTTAGCTAACAAAATAGAAAAGCCTACAATAGTTCCGTAAAGTATGACCTCATTAACATTAATGGATGATTGGCTCCATGACACATATGGCACAGGTGAATCTGAGGAAGATGTTGTACTGGTTAGATCAGACGATGATTTTTCAGATTTTGCAGAGTGGCTACTAGAGCGACGCCGACCTTTAGCTTATGATATAGAAGCTACAGGGCTTGATACTTATTCCTTAGAATGGGAGATAAAGAGTATTCAGTGGGGCGATCAATCTAAAGCATTTGTTTTTATATGGGGTGAGCCGTGGTTTCAAAAATCGATAGATATCGTTATGGAGAAGACTGATTATCGCCTTTTAGCACATAACGCTACTTTTGATGCACTTGGTTTAGACAGGCACGGGCATGTTGACGCTCTTGAAATACTTGATAGAACTTTTGATACCCGAATCTTAGCGCATTTAGCAGACCCAAGGAGCAGGGCTGAAGGTGGTGTAGGGCACGGTTTAAAAAACTTAGCTGCTTTTCATGTTGATAAATCTGCACCAGATTCAGATGGTGCGTTAAAAGATTTATTCAAACGTCAAAAGTGGAGTATTCAACAGGGTTGGAAAAATATCCCTGCCGATCATCCTACTTTAGTTCATTATGCAGGAGTAGACGTAATTTTAACTGCAAGACTTTTCCCTAAGCTTAGAAAAGAGATAAAGCGGCAAACGATGGATCATCTTGTTAAATATGAGCATGATCTGTTGAAGCTCACTGCGTCCATGGAGCGCAGGGGTGTTTTGATTGACGTTGATTATTCTGTTAGTCTGGCAGAAGAAATGACTGCATATGAGGCTGATAATATTGCCGTAGTTAAATCTTTTGGGGTTAATAATCACAATGCCACAAGAGATGTTGCACAAGCATTACAGAATTTAGGCGTAAAGCTAATAGAAACAACAGCGTCAGGGCAGTTAAAGGTTGATAAGACTATATTAAGTAATATTGCGAATGATGAGTCCTTAGGGGACGCTAGAAAGCTCGCTGAGGCCGTCACAAACGCTAAGAACAACGCTAAGTGGAGAGATGCCTATGTTATTGCATCTTTACAAAGCATGGATGACAAGGGTAGAGTGCATCCTAAACTTAACAGCTTGCAAGCAAGAACAGGGAGAATGTCGATCAGTAATCCTCCACTTCAGCAGTTGCCATCTGGTGGAGATGCTATACGTCGAATGTTTTTAGCTGAAGAAGGGTGTAGAATGGCATCTATTGACTTTTCGGGAGTTGAGCTAAGAGTTCTAGCAGGTCTTTCACAAGATAAAGTTATGTTAGATGTTTTTGCACAAGGTGGAGATTTGCACCAAACCACAGCGGATAATACTGGGGTAAGTAGAAAAATTGCAAAAACTGTAAATTTTGGTAAAGTTTATGGGGCTGGGCCGAAAACGCTTTCAAGGCAATCTGGTATATCTATTGAAGAGGCGCAGAATGTATGCGATCTATTCGACTCCACGTATCAAGGAGTTACACGTTTTTCTCATCAGTTAGCACATCCTATTAAAAAAGGCTTGCGTAATTATGTGATAACGCATACTGGGCGGAAGTTGCCTGTGGACTCTGAGCGACCATATGCAGCCTTAAATTACTGTATTCAGTCTACGGCTAGAGATGTTTTAGGTAGAGCGATGATAAAGATACATGAAGCAGGCTTGTGGGACTATGCAGTTTTACCAATTCATGATGAGATACTATTTTCATTTCCTGAAGAAAACGCTAAGGATTTGTGCAAAGAAGCAGGGGCTACTATGGAGATGATACTCAAAGATGTTCATATTTCTACAGAGCCTGACTTAGGCGGACGCTCATGGGGAACGTTATATACAGAGGGCGAACACGAGATTGTTGAGATTTCAGATGACGATAGAAAACAATATGGAGATGATAGTTTAGTTGAACATCTTTTTGGCGAAAAAGAGTTCAAATTTTGATGAGATTTACTACCAAAACTTACAACTTTTTGACAAAAGTGTTTATTTTTTAACAAAAGTTACGAAAAAGGTTGTTGTTTTTTGATTTTGTTGGTAGAAATGATATGCAATAATCAACAGCACCTATAAATGTGGTGCAAGGAGTGTATATATGAAGCATGAGGTTTTTATGCCACTATGGTATAAATGGAAAGAAATAGAGAAAGAACAGCAAAAACAAGAACGTGATGATGCTATTCTTAGGCATCCATCTAATTACAAAAAACAATCTAAGGAGAATAGTTAATGTCAGGTTATGTAAATAGTTCAAAGCATAGAATCTTAACAAGAGAAGAAGAAGTTGTTTTGGGAAGAACTGTCGTAGCAGGTCAAAAGGCAGCTAAAGAATTAAATGAAGCGCACATAGAGGGAATAAAGCTAGACTACTCTGAAAGAAGAGCTTTGAATGCGGCAGTTGAGGCAGCTAAAGATGCTAAAAACACTTTTGTTGAGCACAACTTACGGTTGGCTATGGACACTGCAGCTAGATATTCTAGGTCACAATCAAGAATAGAGTACGAAGATTTGATACAAGAGGCAACTATTGGTTTGATGCGTGCTGTAGACAAGTTTGACCCTGAGAGAGGCTTTAAGTTTTCTACCTATGCAACTTGGTGGTGTAGGCAAGCATGCCAGCGGGCGATAGCTAACTTAGGTAGAGCTATACGTATCCCTATGCATATTGAAGCAGATGTCCGAAAGCTCTCTGCAGTTCTAGAAGATTTAGAGTCGTCTAACAGCGATTTCAGTAGATATGAAATAGCTGACTATCTTGGATGGGACGATGAAAAACTTGATGACATTTGGTCGCATATGGAGAATACTCGATTGGAGTCTTTAGACAACAATCTTTCTGAGGATAGTCTTGTATCGCACTCAGATACTTTAGTTGATAAAAATCAACCTGAGGTTGAAGATTTAGGTATTGCTTCTAGTTTTGCTTCAGATATTTTGAAAGCATTAAGCGTTTTACCTGAAAGAGAGTATGAAGTTCTCATCATGCACCACGGTTTATCGGATTATGAAACCCCGTTAACCCTACAAGAAATAGGTGACAAGATGGGTCTTACACGAGAAAGAGTACGTCAGTTAGAAGCTAAAGCAATTGCACGCTTGAGGCATCCTTCGTCTGGAGTGGCGTGGGCTTTTAATGAGCAACATGCTGATTTCTAAATGGTATCAGTTGACTATATTTACACATAGGAGTATAATTATATTATGAGTACAAATGACATGAAAACAGAAATAGATGTTCAAGCAGTTATCTCAGGTCTTATTGAAGAAATAGGTCAAAAGACTTATGAAATTCAAATGTTGAGAGCTGGCTTGAATCAAGCACAAACAATTATTGCTACTCTTCAATCAGAGCTAGCTGAGCCACAAGAATCATCAAGCAAGACATCAAAAAGTAAGTAATCTATTTTAGTATAATATTAGAGATACTGAAAGGATTAACTATGTCTGCTGGTGCGTATGATATAACTTGTGAGCAGGGAGCAACTTTTTCTAGAACGCTTACAGTGAAAGATAGTTCTGGAGCTGCTAGAGATTTGAGCACGTATACTGCTAAAATGCAGGTTAGGCGAACGCAGAGCTCTTCTTCTACGCTAATAGAATTAACTACTGAAAACGGAAGAATATCTTTGAATTCTTCTGGTCAAGTTGCGCTTAGTATTTCGGCTACAGATACTGCTAGCCTGTCAGATGGCGGAATTTATGATTTAGAGCTTATAAGTTCAGGTGGCGATGTTGAGCGATTAGTTGAAGGAAACTTTACCTTAGTTTTAGAGGTTACACGTTAATTATGTTTCAATATGATGAATCATTGCTTTCTGATGTTTTGTGGAAGATGCATGTTGAATCTCAGAAAGAAATAGCTGATCTAAAGTCCCAACTTATAGTGGCTGAAAAAGTTGTTGAAAACTTGCAAGCGCAGATAGAAGACAGCATGACTCTTAAGTTTGATAATGGCGACTAAAGAATTTTTATGGAACGCTGATGGTCACAGAATGCTGCTGACTGTAAATAAGGCTATCGTAGATGTTTCTCCTAGTATATGTCCGCATGGAGCGACTGAAGATGCTCCGTGCTACCATGAAGGTATAAATGGATGTATAGTGAACCATTTTGTAAATGTTTATGGTTTGGAAATAAACTCTGGAGTAGTTCCTGCGTCGGCAAGCATAGAGATAGCTTGGGCAATGAGTGGCTCTAGGTGGGATGCTGATTTAGCTGATGTGCGTATTATTCCCATGGAAGACCCAAACTTTCAAGAATGGTTAGATAGTCAAAAGGCTGATTCATAGTAGTTGTCTAGGTATAGAGAATTTCTATAGAATGTATATGAAGGCTTTTTTGGAGGCAAAATGGCAGAAAATGTTCTTTCATATCCGTTTAGAGTAAGTACAGAGGCTCCTAGGTTTGCAACTGTACGAACAGATACTGATACTTATAAGGCTGAGCAGATAAATGCTTTTTTAAAAACTGTTTTGGGGGAAAGAGCGATCTTTGCTTCGTTTGGTACAGAAGACCCTACATTTGCGGATTTTGATTCTTCAACTTTTTATCAAAATTTTGTAGAGTTTTACCCTAATACAGATATTTCAATTGAAGAAATAGAGATTACAAAAGCAGCCGGAGTATTGTCAGACATACGAATAACTTTTAAGTGAGATAATTATGGCTAATTCACCTGATGTAAAACAATATATTGATCTTACTGTTTTTGATAGTGATCCTATTGCAGCTCTTAATGAGATACTAAAAGCTGGAAAAGGTTTGCTGCCAACATGGACTCCTCAGGCAGGGCAGATAGAGACAGTGCTTGCAGAGGCGTTTGCTCAAAGAACTTCGCAAGTGATAGCGGCAGTTAATCGCTTACCTTCTGCTACAGCTGAAGTTTTGTTTCAGCTTTTTGGATTGACTAGAAATGATGGTACTAAAGCTACAGCTACTGTGACTATAACTTTTAACGATGCTGTTTCTCACACCTTGCCATCAGGCACACAGTTTTTGTATCGAAATGCGTCATCAGGGACTGCGTATATTTATGAGCTTACCGCTGATTTTACTGCAACTTCTTCTGGCTCGGCTACCGTAACTGCTGAGTCTGTAGGAAGTGCTTTTAATCAAACCGCTAATGGCGAGTCCTTAAACTTGCTTTCAACGGCATCTTATTTTCAATCAGCAGTTTTTACGACAAATGTTCTTGGTGGAGCTGATGCTGAAACTGATGAGAATTATTTCACAAGGGGAGCTAGTCTTTTGGCTAGCTACACTAGTGGGTCAACAACTGCATCACAGATAAAGTATTATATAACTGGAAATAAATCAACATATGCTAACAGAGTAGAAGTGTACAACAGAAGAAAGTATAGAGACAGAGATACAACTGCATCTTCTTACGGCACGCATGATGGTTCAATACTTGTAGCTGTTGGCGGAACGGTTAATACTGCAGCGTCTGCATCAACTGAATTAGTGGTGTCTTCTACTAATCTTTCAGATTTGCATACTTCATTAGCTGAAAGAACGCCAGCAGGTTTGACTATTGATGTAATGAGTGCTGAATTAGCATCAGTTGATGTTACTGCTACGGTAGTTAAGCAAGAAGGTGCTACTGCGTCGACGGTAAAGACTGCAATTGAAACAGCTTTAAAAGCTTACCTTGATGCGAACGTTTGGGATTGGTCGCAACAATACATTAGAAGGAACGAAATTATTTCTTTGATTGATGCTGTTGCAAACGTAGACTATGTTTCGTCTTTAACGATGAGTGGTAACACACTGATTGGTACTAACAATATTGGTCATATGACTACATCGGGTGGGTCAAAAGCCACAACTACTTTGACTATCGCTGGTGCAACACCCGGTACTTATACTGCGGGCAACGCCGCATTTTATTACGTGGACTCCACGACAGACCCTGATAACCCTACGGTGTATACGTTTGTTAATACTTCCGATGTCACAGTATCTGGTGGTGGGGCTTCGTCTGGTGATGCTTATCAAGCTATTTCAAATGGTGTTAGCTTTAATGATGATAGTAATTCTGGAGTTATTCCTGCGGGAACTTCAGGATTTGTTGGTTCTGCAGGTGATACTGGTGGCACCGCTACTGCTACTGCAATCTCTGGCGGTACTGATGATACTTCACAGTTTACTGCACTAAGCGGAGCTTTGGTATCGAATGACTTGTTGGTTAAAAATTTAGGAACTTTGGTAACATTCGGGACCCTTAACATTACGGTAAGTTAGTAGGAAGTTATATGGCGTATAGAACTGTAAACCTTCTTTCGGATACTCAGGCTAACTTTGGTGCGTCTCCTACAGCAACAGACTTTGGTGGTTGGACTGTTGGGTCCGGTGCGGCAAGCACACATTTTAAGTATAAATTGGCACCATATAATAAGTATGTTCCTAATAAACCCGGAATAGACTACTCTGGAACTTATTTTGGGAGCTCTATAAAGTTTACGACAACATCGGCTAATAATATTACGATTTTCTCGCCGTATGTAAATGTTGAAGTTGGTAAAAGATATTTAGCATATGTGACTTCAGCTATGTCTACTGCAGGAAAAATAAAACTAGATGTAGAGTTTTATTCTGATACTAGCTCAACTACACCTATTGCAAATTCGAACTATGCCTCTGGATTGAGTGCACACAGTGTTGCGGCGCTAACACAGTACGGTCCCAACTGGAATTTTACTGCTCCAGTTGGCGCAACTGCTGCAAGAATGAAAATAACGGCAGAGGGAAGCTCTGGTGCATTAGCATCAGGTGCTTCACTATTTTTGTTTGACCCAATAATTTCTGATGATGCTCATGCTTCGTGGGGTCCAACAACATCGCAAGTGTATAATGATTTACCAGCTTTCATGCAATTAGATGATCAGAATATAAATGATGTTCAATCTTTGAACCAGAGAGATGCGCCTTTGCAACGATTTGTTGAAACTTTGTGTTATAAAATGGATCAGGTTACAGACGCTGTTCAAGGATTTGATTATACAAGAGCTACTGAGGGAACAGAATCTAAGTCAAAGCTGACAGATCCTTTAACTGCTGACGCTAACTACTTATTGTGGTTAGCATGCGTTACTGGCTCAACCTTATTGGCTTCGGGGTCAGGGTTTACTCCTTGGGCTGCTTTAGAATCTTACGATGGTGGTGATGCTGGGACAATTCCGGGTGAATGGAGTGACTATGAATCCCTAAGTACTTGGCTTGGTTTGCAAGACCATGATCCAGAATTTTTTGACACAGTAGACTCTTTTAGGAATCAAATTAACACAGGTTTTACTGGGATACATGCTGGAAGGCCTGACACGATAGTTAATTTTGTTAGAACAATGTTAGACACGTCGAATCCTACAGATCACACGGTTGTTGTTATGTCTGATGATATGGACAATGACTTCAGGTCTGAGATACTTGTGGATTCCACAGTTGATCCTGACCCTACAGGAAATTTGATAATAAACGCTGTTAATAATGGTTTACCTGCTGGAGCTCAAGCTGTTAAGACAGCTAATGTTATGGAGTCAGGTGATGGCTCGTATGATATGAGCACTATCATGGGTGGCACGCATTCGAATGCTAATGCTGAGGGTGTCGATAAGATAGCCCAGTCTTTTATTTCTGATAGAGATGGGTATGCTAGGCATGTTTTGATGAATTCTAGTACATCTGCTAATTACCCTGAGATTGGTGGAGGCATTGGGAATGCTCACTTTAGTACTGGTTCAGCTTACTATTATGGTGAGGTTGACGCTAGTGTTGAGGGCAGGTTGGAGATAGCTACTTCAGCTTTGGCTGATCTTGGTGGATCTACTACAGGATGGGATATAATACTTCAGGTTACAGATTTAACTACTCCGACTGCGGCTGTTGGAACAGCTGGCAGTGGTACGCCGTTGTCGTGGCTTTTCAGAGAGAAGAGACATCTTATTTCAGGACAGCATAATGGAGGGGCTACAAACGATTGGGCGTTGTACATTGTTTCTGGTTTGACTTTTGAGCCGGACACGCAAAGCCGATTGTTGTTCGTTGAAGGCTACAACACAGCAAACGCTACTAACTACGCTTACTCTGACCCTATCGATCTTGCTAGTTTTGATAAAGATATTTGCTTTAGAGTTTCAAAACCAGCTGGTTCCGGTGAAAAAACGATATCATTTTTCGCACAAAGCTCATTATATGAGGATTGGAGCAGCAATGCTATTGGATCTGGGGCAATAACAGGGGTAACATCATCGGCAGGTGCTAATGCTTACATTCAAGTTTTAGGAGAGTTAACTGCCTCGGGCACTTGGTCAGATGCTAGTCCTGCATCATGTGCAGTCAAACGAGCTATGGTGTTTAATGCACCTATTTCTTTTACGGGTTCGTCTTCTACAAGTTCTAGTGCGCATGCAGTTCTAGATGGGTCAGAGGTTTCTGATTTTGGTGCCTTTGCATATCAGCCGACTGTAGACATAGATGTTTCATCTGCTTCAGTTTACGGAGGCTCTTTCAATGCTGCAACATGGAATGGGTCAACTGCAGGCACCTTATCAGTAACTGTTCAAAAGTCAGCAGCATCAGATATTGACTTTAAAATGATTACAGGGAAGACAAAGTCTGGAACAGCGTTGTGGTACTTTGGCGAGTCTCAAGATACTCTTGCCGTAAGTGGTAGCAACTTTTCTGGAAGCACATCTTACGATGTTAAGACTACCGTAGTTGACGTGTCTGATGGATCTACCTCTGAAAAGATTTTTACACCAGCTGCATCAAGTGGCGTTGTCACAATTACGACATCCACTGATGCTGATGGCACCGGAGGCACTACATTGTTTGGTGGTCAAACAATAACAAAGATAGAGGTGTATGACTCTACAAATGGCTCTGCTAGTGGGTCGAGAGTAGCTTACTTTCTACCCACGACGATAGGTGCATCGGCTACGGCAGGAACTGATGCGGATAGCCAGACATGGACCTTGACTAGAACTTTTCCTGCTGTTGGCACAGCTTACTCTCCAAGCCAATACGTGAACAAGAATATGTTGCACGCTTATGAAGGCACTCCTACAATGCATAACCCACCCAAGTTAGAAGATTACTCTAATTTTTCAGTGGTTATGCAATCGAGAAGATTCTGGACCGGATCTGAAGGAGCGGCAACTTATGAGGTTCTAAACATAAAGAATGCTTCAAATCAGGGTTTGCGAATATTTTATGACGGTCCCAAAATAAAAGCTACCTACACAGATGGTTCTACGACAGAGGCTGTTGAGTGGACTGAGGCACCAGCATACGGTGAGTGGCATTTGATTGTTGTTCGTAGAGATCCCACGAATGGATTCCAGCTTTTTGTTAATGGTACGCTTAGGAGCACAGCAACCTTTGCGGTCACGGGTGCGTTCACTACTGCTACTACTACGGCTACGTTTAGTGAGGGTGCTGCTGATGAGTATAATCCTAGGTTTGCGTTGGCGGAGTTTGGCTTTTTTAAGAGAAGTCTTACAGATATAGAAATCGCTCTATTAGGAACCCAAATAACCTAGTAGAATAGTTAGTGTATAGGAGGAAAATGTAATGACCATATCCACTACAACTAGACTTGGAATATATCGCTGGGATTCAGCGAGTGATTCGTTTACACGATTGCATTTAGATACGTCGCATGCTAATTTAGAGTCAAAAGTGGCTGGGTTTTCGACGGGAACTCGTGCTTCTGCAGCGGCAGCTTATGAAGGTTTTTTCCATTTTGGTTCAGGCGAAACTTTGTCTTATTGCAATGGTTCTGCTTGGTTTGATATTGGTAAGTCTGGAACTGCTGTAGAGTTGGATGGCACGTTGAGTTCTGGTTCTGGCACTGATTTGGCTTTAGCTAATCATAAGCATAGTATAGCTAATAACGTTATTGATAATGATATGATGAAAGATAACGCTATTAACTCTGATGAGATTGTCGATGGAGCGGTAACTACAGCCAAGTTAGATGCAAATGCCGTTACAAACGCTAAACTTGCTGCTTCTGGCCTTGATGCGGGAAAGTTAACAACTGGTACGTTGGATTGTTCTGCCGTCACTATCAGTAATTTAGCTGCTTCAGTAATTCCTAATTTAGACACATCTAAGATAACTAGCGGAACATTTGATTCTGGCAGGATTCCTACCATAGCATTGACTAGTGGAACTAGCGGTAATTATGTTGAGACTGTTGCAGCAGGCGCAGGCCTTGCAGTTACTGGGGCTGATGCTGAAGGAGCTACAAAGACTATTGCTCACAATACCACAGGTGCAGCGAGTGTTACTAATACTGGTCGTACCGTTATTCAGGATTTAACTATTGATGTAAATGGACATCTTACAGGTCATGATAGTATTAATCTTGACAGTCATTACTATCAAGAAAGTGAAATAGATACTAAGCTTTCTACCGTTTATGGCGACAGTTCTGGTACTTCTGGTTATTGGATAACATCTGGTACAGGTGCCTTTAATAACTCAGACGGTGCGCCTAATGGATCAATTTACTTACAATACACTAGCTAAGGATAACGTATGCCAGCATATGTAAAGGTAGGTGGAGTTTATAAAGAAGTTGCAGATACCAAACTTCATTTAAAAAAAGACGGTGACTACAATGATGTGGTTGCTGGAGGTTACGTCAAGATAGGCGGCGTTTATAAGCAGTTTCATACTGGTTCTGATCCTAAGACTTTTAGGATTCCTACGAACTTAACCAAGTCTTTCAGGTCAAATTTTGGTGGCACTACTGGGAGTTGGATTACTTCTGGATTTACAAATGGTGCTACGGCTTTAAGAAGCGGTAAGTTTGCTGGACGAGGAGCCTACCTCTCTAGAACTTATGACCCTGCACTTGACGCGTATTATATCAATAGTTGTTATAGTGATACTTATGCTTGGGCAGGTGTTATGAATTTTTCAAACACTTCAACAATATATGAAACCACTGGCGGGATTTCTCCTGCAGCCACTTCAAGTACTTTAGCTGATGTTTTAACGGAAAGGCCAGTTGTCTCTGCGGCTAAATTAGTTCTGCAACGTCTTAATACGTCATCAACAGCTGGCCAAACAGGCGGTGAGGGCTATCCTACTGCTACAGGGGATATAAATGTCGCAAGGTATGACGATGCTATTACTGCATCAACTCCATCATTGTCCTACATTTTGGGAACGCACGTTGTTACAAAAAATGATTCTATTTCTCGTGGTGAAGTAGTTGAGATAAACTTAGCAACTGATAGTATTGCTGAAGCTCAAGCGCTTGTAGATCATGCTTCAAGCAGTAGTGGCGGTTTATGCATTTATCCTTATAGTACAACGGCTACATCAGGAAATGGTATGAGAAGCCCTTGGAATCCGGGCACCAGCGTAAACAACTGTGCAGAAGGGTATTCCAATCCTGCTGCGCCTGTACCAGATAGTAATTACATGTTTTTCTTTGACTCAACCACGGACGACAACGACTCTTCAGGGTTTGGAACTGCTCCAGATAATCCATACATCGAAATAACTGTTGATTATACATAAAGGTAGGCTGTTTTGTGGAATGAGTTCCTTACAATGACAGTACCTGCGCTAGTTGGTTCTGTCGTAACATTTGCTGGCGTGTATTTGAGTAGCAAAAATAAGTCTAAACAACTAGATTTTGACATAGATAACGCTCAAGACGAAATTTGGTTAGATCTAGTGAAGCAAAGTCGTGTAGAATATGAGTTACAGCGTGAAGAAAATAATCGTTTACGCTATATAACACATCACTTACAAAGTGAAATAAAAACATTAGAGGGTAGAAATTTCGAGCTAGCGCAAGAGATAACTGAACTCAAAACTAATAATCAGGACTAATTATGCCAGAATTTTTTCCATGGAGCCAGCGAAATGAAGTAAGTTCAGTTGAGTCAGCGTCTGGAAATAATTTGCAAAAGCATGACAATCCTGAAGATTTAGTAACAGATTTTTTAGGTAAAATCATCGAAGAGAACGACAACTTTGGCATCTTAGGTAACTTTGTGGTTGTTGGAGAGATAGTTGACAATGATGGGAAGTCGCATCTAATGGTTGTAACATCTGAGAACTTACCGGAGTGGATATCGAAAGGTATGCTTTTGTCTGCCATGGATTACTTGTCAGTTGGTGATTTACAGTGACTGCTGGCCCTTTGGATATGAGTTGCACAAAAGGGCAGGCATTTAGCCTTACCTTAAATGTTCTTAATCCTGATCAGTCTAAGTCATCGTTAACTATTTGGAATTCAAGAATGCAAGTTAGAGATACTGTTAGTGCCTCATCTGCGTTAATAGAGCTATCTACTTCTAATGGTAGGATTACACATGATGTAACAAATGGTAGAATAGTACTAAGCTTATCTTCTTCGGAAACCAATGGATTACCCGTTGGTACGGCTGTTTACGATCTTGAATTAGTGAGTACAGTTGGGAATTCAGTTGTTAGATTAGTGCAGGGTAATTTTACTGTAGGAGAATAGTATGGCTAACAATACTGTAGTAGTGCAAGAGGTTGTAGACAATACAGTTACTGCACAAGACATAATAAATTCAGTTACAGTATCAGAGAGTGACGCTAATTCAGTTACAGTAGTTGCCGCAACGTTTATAAGTGACAGTGGATCTTCATCGTCACTGTTTTATTCCACGGGCGCACCTTCTAATTCAGTCGGTGTTGATGGAGATTTTTACATAGATGTTTCGTCTGGAGAGCTGTATGGGCCTAAAGCTAGTTCGGCATGGCCTGCAGATGCTCTTGCTTTGATTCCTAAAAGAAGCGTGCATACACAGTCAGTTGCTTCGGCATCATGGGCTATAACTCACACTTTGTCGGGTTATCCATCTGTAACTATTGTAGATTCTGCAGGAACAGTGGTTGAAGGTGATGTAAAATATAATAGTACGAGTAGTTTAACTCTAACATTCGCCTCTGCTTTTACAGGCAAAGCTTACTTAACATAAGGAGATAAAAGTGGCTAAAAGTTTTTTAGTAAGCGTAGATCTTAACAAAAATGAGCTTCAAAACGCTAAAGTTCAAAATTTAGGCACTGCTCCGGGTTCCCCTGCAACAGGGCAAATTTATTATGATACTGGTGATAACGAGTTGTATGTGTACAACGGCTCTGGCTGGGTTAGTTTGCAGTCAACTGGTGACATTACTGCTGTTACTGCGGGTACTGCTCTTTCTGGTGGTGGATCTTCTGGAGATGTGACGGTAAACTTTGCTCCCTCTGGGCTTAGTAGTGCTACAGTTGCGTCTGATGATAAGGTAGTTATAGCTGATACGAGTGATAGCGATAATCCTAAGACTGTTACTGTTGCTTCTATCGCAGCTTTAGCTTCAGGGGATATCACATCTGTAGTTGCTGGAACAAATTTGAATGGTGGTGGAACATCAGGAGATGTGACATTAAATTTAGACGCTAGTCCTTCACTAACTTCTATCACTTTAAGTGCCGCAAGCCCGCTCATATTCGAAGGGGCGACAGCTGATGCCCATGAAACAACTTTCGCTATTACTGACCCTACTGCAGATAGGACTATTACATTTCCTAATGCAACTGGCACAGTTGCGTTGACAAGTAGTGACATTACTGGAAATGCTGCTACCGCTACTGCTTTGGAAACCGCCAGAACTATTGGCGGTGTTTCTTTTGATGGCACTGCTAATATTAATCTACCGGGCGTCAACACCTCTGGTAGTCAAGATACTTCTGGCAATGCAGCTACTGCTACGGCTTTAGAAACTGCTAGAACTATTGCTGGTACATCGTTTGATGGAACTGGTAACATTAATATAAATGCAAACAATTTATCAGGGACTACGTTAAATTCTGGAGTTACAGCATCTTCGCTTACAAGTGTCGGAACACTTTCTTCGCTTACTGTAAGCGGTTTGATTACAGCTAACGGTGGATTAACTATTCAAGCAACTGATACGTTTACATTTGACAGTGTTGCTCTTACAACAGTTCAAACATCTGGCGAATCTTTTGCCGACAACGACACATCTCTGATGACATCTGCAGCTATTGACGATAGAATCAATGCTGTCGCTGGTGTAACGTCGCTGACTGGAACTGCTAACGAGGTTGAGGTTTCTGCTTCGACTGGATCAATAACTGTTGGCTTACCAGATAATGTTACAATTTCTGGTAACCTTACAGTTAATGGTGACACAACGACAGTAAATACTGCTACGTTATCAGTTGAAGATCCTTTAATTAAACTTGCAAAAGCTAACAGCAGTGCGGATTCTGTAGACATTGGTTTCTATGGGCTATATGACACAAGCGGTTCACAAGACCTTTATGCTGGTCTTTTCCGTGATGCTAACGACAGCGGTAAGTTTAAGTTATTTAAAGATCTGCAAGCAGAACCAACTACCACTGTGAACACTGGCGGCACTGGTTATGCTGCTGCTACACTTGTTGTTGGTACTCTTGAAGGTGCAGTAACTGGTAACGTAACTGGTGATGTAACTGGTAACGCTGATACTGCTACTGCTCTTGCAACTGCTAGAACCATCGGTGGTGTTTCATTTGACGGTACAGGCAACATCAACCTTCCGGGTGTAAACACAGCTGGTAACCAAAACACTTCTGGTACAGCCGCAATTGCTACTGACATTACAGCTACGGCAAATAATTCAACTGATGAAACAGTATACTTAACCTTTGTAGATGGAGCTACTGGAACTCAAGGTATTGAAACAGACACAGGCCTTAATTATAACCCAAGTACGGGAGTTCTAACAACTACTTCTGTTACGGGTAACCTGACTGGTACGGTTCTCACTGCGTCTCAAACTAATATTACAGCGATTGGCACGATTGCTACTGGTACATGGGCAGCAACAGACATTGCTGTAGCTCACGGTGGTACTGGTGCTTCAAATGCTGCAGATGCTCGTTCTAACTTGGGAGCAACTACTAAAGTCACTGCCACAATAGGTAATAACTCAGATACGGCTATTGCTGTGACACACAACCTTGGAACTGATGATGTAATCTGTGAAGTTTATGATGCTTCGACTAAAGAGACAATAGAGTGTGAAGTTGACAGGACTAGCACTAATGCAGTTACGTTTACGTTTGCCACTGCACCCGGCACTGATGCCTTTAAAGTAGTTATAATCGGATAATTGCTGCTACCGTTACCCGATGAGACTTAGTTGGTTGCTCCAGCTAAGTCTCATGTACTATAATATCTATGAGGTTGTAATATGGCAAAAGACTTTCTATCAGATATAAACTTTAGTGATAATCTTGTTACCTTGACAAGCACTGATGATGGTTCTTCTGCTGGACCTATTCTTGAGCTTTATCGTAATAGCTCTAGCCCTGCTGATTCTGATTATATAGGTCAGATAAAGTTTCAAGGTCGCCACGATGGTGGTGCGAAAGCTCTTTACGCTAAGATAACTGGTAAG